CTCGAACTAGGAGTCCGAATCAAATCTCCACGTGGCACCAATAAAAAACCCCAGCCGAATGGCTAGGGTTTTGATTTGGCGCACCCGGAGAGATTCGAATATCAATCTAAAGGACTCTATACTTGTGTTTAATATAATTTTAAGTAATTGAAAATAAACATTTTTTATTTATACTTTTCTATAGGTCTCTATAATTGTTCTTTAACTTCCGCGTGATATAAAGTACAATAAAAGTACAATAGAATGGAGATTTCAAGGATGGCTAAGAAAGCACAGTTAACTGTTAAGCAAGTTGAAAAACTCGTTAGGGATGCAAAAAAAGAAGGTTTTGCCGGGCGCAAGAATATTGGCAGTCAACTCTATATAGATTTTTCAAACAATACTCAGTCGTATCTTTTTAGATTTACATTGAATGATAAGCAGCGATGGTATGGGTTAGGTTCTCTAGCTGATGTTTCGCTTGCTCAGGCAAGAGATAAAGTTGTAGAAAATAGAGCATTAGTTCTCAAGGGCATAAACCCGATTCATCATGCTAAGAAAGAGGCGGCTAATCTAAAACAAGAATTAGATGTGTTAGAAAAGCGAGAAAAGGATTTTAAGTATTTCGCTACTGCATTTATAGATAATAAAAGTGCTGAATGGAAAAATAAAAAAACAGTAGGTCGCTGGGAATATACATTAGAAACATTTGCCTACCCGGTCATCGGCCATCTTCCTATACTTGAGATAGAAACGCATCATATTGAAAAAATTTTAAAGCCGATATGGTTTACTAAAACAGTAACCGCTTCGGACACTAGGGCAAGAATTGAAGCGGTTATAAATTATGGTAAAGCCATTTTAAATGTTAGGACAAGCGAGAACCCTGCATTTTGGAAGGGAAATTTGGAGTATGTTTTTCCTCCAGAGAGCAAAATTCATAAGGTTAAGCATCATCCTTCAATGGACTATGATGAGCTTCCAGAATTTATGCTGGAATTAAAATCAAAATCCAAGACTTGTATAGCAGCAAAAGCATTGATGCTGACAATTCTTACCGTTCCTCGAACGTGCGAAGTGATTTCTGCAAGAGCTTCTGAAATAAATGATGGCGTTTGGGAAATACCTGAAGAAAGGATGAAAAGAGATATAAGACACAAGGTGCCATTAAGCCGCCAATCTATTCAGTTAATTAATGAATTAACGGCTGTTAATGATTATTTATTTCCATCGCCGTCGAAACGGTCTGAGGAAGGAAAGGCCGTACCTATTTCTAGCGGTGCTATGGATGCGCTGTTAGAGCGCATGGGCAGAAAAGATGTGACCGTCCACGGCTTTCGCGCAACATTTGAAACCTATATGGAGGAAAAGCATGATTTCAAGGAAAATGTCATTGATACCTGTTTAGCGCACTTGCTAAAAGATAGTAATAAAGGTGCATATAATCGCGCAAATTATCTTGAAAAGAGGGTTGAGGTTATGCAAGTTTGGGCTGATTATTGTATGCAGTATTGCGACTGAGGTGCGGTTAGCCCCTAAAATCTATACTTATATATAGCAATAAATCAATCACTTTTTTATACTAATGGAACAGATTTCTAGGCTTTTTCATGCCACTTTACCAGATCACTTATCTTGTAATAATTATTTCTCTTTGCTCCTATCATCTGCACATCTGGAAAATTGTCACTTGATTTCATTCTGTTTCTTATTGTTGTGTAAGGTGTCTCGCTAATTCTACTAAACTCTTTTAGAGTACAGAGAGGATGTCGTTTTTTTCTTTGTTTTTTAAAGTCTGTCCAATAATAGTTATACATTTTTATTCCTTATTTCCGAAAAAAACTTGGTAAGTCCACCTTAGCTAAAAAAGCCGTTTATATTCAATCTAATTCCTTATAAGTTCTACCTGTCTTGCTCGCTTCAGTTCTTTGATAATATACTCATCAACCTCAGATTCCTCCCACACAACATAATTTTTAGCCAACGGCGTACCAACTGGGAATTTGTTATTCTTAATGTCAGCGTATAGTTTTGATACGCAACAGCCACGCTTCTTTGCTACTTGCTTTGCTCTTAGTAATGTTGGCATCTTTGGTGTCCTTTTAATTGGTTAGACTGAGTAAATGGCTTGCAAATTCTCTTGTTTCTTCTTTTGTTAAATAAACATCTAAACAAGTACCCAGATATACTATTGTTAGTAGTATAGTGTCCTTGTCGTTGTCCTCTAAAGCCTGGACTTCTATTGAACATAAAACTTCTAAAAAGCCTTCAGGATCCAGAGGGTCGTCAATATAAGTGTAGGAAGAAAAGGTTTTGGGCTTCAGCGCCTTTGGTTTTTTTTTATCTTTTGCTCTTAGTAATGTTGGCATCTTTGGTGTCCTTTTAAATTGGTTAGACTGAGTAATTTGACTGGTTCGTTTCAAGCCTCGGGTGAACCACGCCCGCTAGAGTAAGTGGCTTAAGGGGGACTTATTCTTTCATCAACTGTTTGGTTATGTTCGGCTCGCGCTTTACGAGCAGCCCCCACAACGGTTTTTTTTGGCTGGTTAAGTAGTTTCGAGCCAATTTTATAGCTGCCCTTTCGGGCATAAGTTGGCGGCCAACGCGCCACATATCCTGATTTCCCACCTGGACAACTTCGGTATCTTCGATGGAGACACGGAGTCGATGGACGGGCCGGTGGTGCTGGCGTAATAATTTGATCCAGGCTGCTTCGCGCTCGGTATCAAGATCTTCGATGCGGTTGAGTTTTCGCCGTAGCGCATCGCCTCTTTTCCTTTTCTCACCATTAGTGCTTTGCCTCTTCTTCATCGCGCTCAGGCTCTGGTAGCAACGCCATGGCTTTGTCGTGGGATGCTTTGATGCCCCGCTCTTGAATTCGTAACAAGGCTACCTTTTCTCGATATTCCCTGCTGGCTATGCCGGCATCGTCGAGCAGCAATTTGCATTCCTCGCTGATTTTGTTGAAGTCAAACACTTGGCCATCTATCACTATTTTTTCATTGTCTTCTATCATCGTCTCTCTCTCGCGTTGTTGCGGATAATTTTGTAATCCAAGGGCGCGGTAAGTTTGAGGCGCGCTTCGATTTTTTCTATACCCTGCTTATTAAAACCAATACCGATAAGGGCAATTGAGCATTGATCTAAACTGAATTCCTCATCTAGCCCTAGTTCTCGCGCTTCTCTATCGCCGTTGTCTGAGTCGATTTGCAGTGCCACGGAGCGCTTGTTTTGCCCATCGCGGATGCGCGTGATCCAGACTTTGTGCGTGTATGTGTCCTCTGGCCGGCGGGTATCTAAATCGACACCGCCGAACCAACCCGTCCCCACAGCCCTCGTAATGCACAGGCCCACTAGAAGGGGATATCATCATCAAAATCATCCTTTGGTTGAGCGTGTGCAGCACTTTTCGTAGAAGCTGAAGCGGCCTTGGGTATCCACCCGCGGATGTCGAACTGTTTAAATTGTCCGTCATCATTGAGTTTTTTGGTGGCATCTAAATTAAAGCGAAAGGGACCGCCGTGACTGCTAAAAGCAGTCTGCAGGTCGTTGATAAAGCCTTGATCAATTTTTAAAAAGCCATCGAAATGAGGCACATGGTCGGGGGTGGCCCAATCTTGATCTTTGATCTTTTCCCAGCGAGTTTTTCGCTGTTCTTTATCGAGAGGATAAAGCCGGGCATTGCCGCCGTTCATGGCATCAAAGGCATTAAATTTTTGCATATCTATTACTCCGTAAATGACACCGTAACTTGTCGTGTATTGGTGGTGCGTTGAAAATGATCTAAATTCTGGTCTTTTTCTAATAACAGCGATTCGCCTCCCACAGCTTCAAAGGCCTTGCGGTAGTCGATAGCAGGTTTTCTTTTTGCTACTCTAATTTGGATATGGCCATTGGTGATATTGCTGCCGTATTTATCGGCTAGGGCATTTTTAAGGGCATCGTGGGCGGTGGTGATTTTTTTAAGGGCTGCTAGATCAACCTGTAATTTGGTATCCAGTGTTTGTTTTTCTTGTAATAAAGTGGCCAGCTTGTCTAGCTCTGGATCAGTGACGGTTTGATACGCTTCCGGCTCATCGAGATCGGTCAAATACGGCGCTGATAAGGTTTTATCGGCGGCCAGTTGGTGTATATACTCATGCCACTCTTTGTAAAGATCGATGCGCGAACAGGTGCCTTTGCGCTTAACGGGTAATAGACTGCCCTGTACCTGCTCCTGTAACCAATTGTCAGGTCTTTCTACCCAGTCATGGTGTACGTCTGGCTTGGAGGTTTTATTGGCCGCTAGATAGCAAACAAACAGCATCCTATCGAGGTCGCAGACTTCCATAACCAGGTAGCATTGCCACAGGTACATTTTTTTCTTGTCATCAAACACCGAGTAGGGTGTTTTGGTATAACGGGGGTAGGGGCATTTAAATTCTGCGCCGGTATCGAGTCCGATTAATCCATCGGGGGAGGCACCGAGAAAATCATAGTCCGGATGGGTAACAAAATCGGTTTCATTAATAGTGATACAAAATTCTTTTTCTGTCCACACACGGGCGGTATCTTCCATGGCGCTACCATGCTCAACCGCTGGGGTGGTTTTAAATTCGTTGGAGGCACCACAGAGATCGCGTACAGTTCTGCGTACAATATCTTGTGGAGTGGAGTAGGGGTGGAAGCCTTCTAATGCACTGCAACTGGTACCGGTTATTTTGCCTATGCGCTGGGCTAACCATTCTTTTGAGCCTTGGATTGCTGCTACCATTGGCGATCCTCCTTTAGTTCTTTAAAGCGGGTTTCTGAATCATCTTCGAGTTTAAGATTGCGTATCGCATTGCGATAACGGGCCAAGGCTTTTTTGGCCAGTGAGAGGCTTTTGGATTCTGCTACGGTTTGCCAAAGCGCATCGCGGGGATCCTCTTGTTTTTCTTCTTTATGTATATCAGCGGCGTCTAGGGGTTGTGGATCTGCCCATAGTTGTTTGAACCCTAAGCCAAACTCAGCCAGGGCTTTAACGCGACAACGCTGTTTGGCGGTATGGATTTGTTCGGCGCTAGGATTGATAGCAGCAGCAGAGGAAAGGCCGCTTTCGCGTACGGTTTGGCTTGTATAGATAATATGACCGCCTACAGTCATAGCAATTCTGACTTCTGCGGTGCCATCTTTAAAGTAGTGAACTTCTCTGCCTTCTTGATCCTCGGAAAATTGCCACGAATAGTCGGGGTAATGACCCATCATAAGGATGTGAGCCTTGGCCCACGGCAGGTATAAAAATGCTCCCTCTTGAATAAGGTAGGGGGTTATGTCAATCGTTGACAGTTTTCTCCAGATAGCGCCTTTTGAATCCATTGGTTTTATCCGTTTATTCGAAAACGGATAACATATTAACCCAAGTAAATACTACAAATCAATACAAAATACTATTAAATAGTATTCAAAAGGCAAAAAAACTACTTTTTATCTATTTTTTTTTAAATGAAAAAGTACAGACCACGGGCGGATGATTATTTGCTTCGGAATAGGCTGCAAGCAAGTCTTGATCGCCTTGGGGAGATTTTTTGCTCAGCGCTGCGGCTTTTCTCCTAAGCCCCTTTTTTAACAGCGCTTTAAATTTTGCGTTGGTAACTACCATTGTTCCTGACCTCGATACAAATCGAAAAGGACAAAAAACTATACGCTTGTAAATAAATAATTTCAACTGTGGATTTTTTGACAGTTATTTGTGGGTTGCCATGAATGCAAAATGCCCACGTATTATTTGCTTGGCGGTCTCATTGAGCGGCGATCGGTCGTTGTATATCTCAGCCAGAGCAACAGTTATCTGTGCGGTTGAGAACTCAACGCCCGCATTCTCGGCGGCTATTTCGGTAAAAAGATACCAGGCCTCTTCAAGTCTTTTCGCGTCAATTCCAAGATGGGTGCCAAAGCACCAATACATAAAATCAACACCCAGTTTGCTAGCAATATCTTGCACTTTATCGAGGCTTGGTGTGCTGCCGTAATAGAGGTAGCCTTTTGCCGTGCCGGCGGGGACATCAAGAGTTTCGCATATATGGTCGATGAGGCCATCGGGTGTGCCGAGTTTTTTTTCTAGTTCGGCTTTAAGACGGCTTGCTCTTGCTTTTTTAGTTGTCGTGCAGACCATGGTTTCGAATCCTTTATTTAATACAAAATACTATAAAAATATACAAATGACTTTTATTTAGTATTGAATTATCGTAGTATCCCAATTGCGCTATGCGATATTGTTTAAATTTTGGAGTTTTAACATTGATTTTTCGCACTGCAATTACTAGCGATAAAAATTATACGCTCATATTAAATAAAACGCTACGACACGCCTTGTCGCCGCAGGCGCTTGGTCTGCTGTGTTACTTACTTTCGCATAATGATGATTGGGTCGTCTATTCCGCTCAGCTGCAAAAACATTTTGGTTGCGGAAAGCTAAAAATTCAGCGCATAGCGAATGAACTTGAGCAGGCTGGGTTTGTGGTACGGCGACAATTGCGCGCAGAAAAAGGGAGGTTTGGCTCTTATGAGTGGTTGGTATTTGCTGACCGGGATTTACCGCAGGCGACTTTTCCGCGAGCGGATGATCCGCCGGCGGATAATCAGCCACTAAGAAGTAATAATAGTAAGAATAATCAAATAAAAGAAAATATTATATTTTCATGGGAAAACATCGCCGTTTCACCACCTGATCAGATCAATAGAAAGGCATGGCAGCGCTGGTGTCTGCATAAGCAATCTCAGCGCAGCAATAAACTTCCGTCTAAAGCCTGGATCACTAAAACGAAAAATGACTTCTTAAAACTTAGGGGCTTCGATATTGAGGCGGTGATTGAGTGGGCGATTAAAAAGAATTATCAGGGGGTGCCTAAACCGGACTGGAAGCCGCTGGCCAATTTTAAAGATAAACAATCTCGATTGCTGCAGGTGATGCCATGAATATTCGGGGCATAGCGGATAGTTTGGCGGCGCAAGCGGAGACGGTGTGCCGTGATCTTTTACCGAATGGCAAAGTGGAGGCGGGTGCCTGGCGCAATGGCTCGATTGACCCCGATGATAAGGGCAGAAGTTTTAGTTGTGAGCTGAAAGGTAATCGGGCGGGGTTATGGACTGATCACAGTACGGGGCAGGGTGGGGATCTGCTGAATTTAATTGAGCGGGTAATGAACTGCAATTTAACCGAGGCGATGCGCTATGCAGAACGGCGTTACGGTGTTGCTAATGATACCCCCGCCCGAAAATTTTTTGCGGCGGAAAAAAAGACCTACCAAAGCCCCAAGATCCCCAAAGTGATTAATTCTGATGTATTGCACAAATACATGGAAGGCAGGGGCTTTAGTGACCCTGGCGAGATTGTGGCCAAGTTCAATTTAAAGAGCAGTAAGAGGCAAGGGGGTACCGATGTGGTATTTCCCTTTTATACGCCGGATAAAGAACTGGCCATGATTAAAACTAAGCCTATGGACTATAAGGGCCACCCACAACCTACCAGCCGCGATCAACGACCCGTTCTATTTGGTTGGCAGGCATTAGATGAAAATACAAGATCCGTTTGGATAACTGAGGGCGAATGGGATGCGGTGAGTCTTAGTTATTGTGGGTTTGCGGCGCTATCGGTGCCGTTTGGTGGGGGTGGGGGTAACAAGCAATTAAATTGGATTGAGCAGGAGTTTCACCACTTAGACCGCTTTGAAGAAATTGTGATTGCCACGGATATGGATGAGGTCGGGGAGGCGGCAGCGCAAACCATTATGGAGCGGTTGGGTGATAGATGTATTCGTGTGAAATTACCAGAGAAGGATGCCAATGAGGTTTTACAAAAATACGGTGATCAGTCTGCCGAGATGTTTCTTAAAGCATACGAAACCGCAAAATGGCAAGATCCTGAAACATTACATAATGCCGCTGAGTTTGAGGATGATATTGCCCTGTATTTTGAACCGGCTGACTCAAATTTGCAGGGTTGGGAATCGGGTTGGGAAAAGCTACAAGGTAAGTTGCGCTTTCGTCCTGCGGAGTTGTGGATTTTAAATGGCATTAATGGCCATGGTAAATCGATGTGGTTGTCGCAACTCTGTTTGGATGCTGTCAAAGCGGATCAAAAAATCTGTAAAGCCTCTATGGAGATGCACCCCCGCAATTTATTGGGCCGAATGATTCGACAAGCCAGTGGTACCAGTATCCCCAGCCAAGCCTACCGAAAAGTTCTCTTAGATTGGATGGCCCCTAATCTGTGGTTATTTATCGACTCTAGCACCACCAAACAAGATGTGTTGTTTACTTGTTTTGAATATGCCTTTAGGCGCTATGGCTGCTCTCTGTTTGTGGTTGATTCTCTGACTAACTGCGGGTTGGGGTATGAGGATTATGATGCGCAAAAGCGCTTTGTGGAGCGATTAGTAGACTTTAAAAATCGCTTTGGTGTAACCGTTATTTTAGTCACGCACTCTCGAAAAGGGGAGTCGGAATACAAGATGACCGGCAAGTTTGATATCCGCGGTGCGGGTGCGATTGTGGACCTTGCGGATGGGCTTTTGACCCTGTGGCGAAACAAGAAAAAACAAAACCATTTGGATGAATGTGTGCTGTTAAATGAGGAGCCAGATCCTGAGATTGCGAGTCAATGGGATGTGTCGCTGATTTGTGACAAAAACCGCAACGGGGATTGGGAGGGGCGCGTTGGCTTTGCCTTTGATGCGAAGACGTTTCAATACCGTGAATCCGATAACGCCCACCCTAAACATTATGTGGAGTTTCAGCAATGATCGAACAAGAGCGTTTTGCCGAAGGTATCCGCCAGGCAGGTAAGTTAGTCAGTGAGGCGGAAATTTATTTGGCGCAGTGTGAGGCGGAAGAAAAGAAATTGATTGCGCAACATATGGTCATGGGCGAGGCCAAGGGCATGAAAAGCATTAATGCGCAAAACCGTTATGCGGATGAGAGCGATGTGGTGTTTCAGGCGCGATTAAATAAGGGTAAGGCAAAGGGTAATCTCGCTGCCGCCAAAGCTGAACTCATGGCGCAAGAAGTGGCTTTCAATACTTGGCGTACCAAGATGGCCACCACCCGCGTTGAGCGGAGTATTTATAAATGAAGTCGCGCCAACCGAATAAAAAAGAGCTGGAATGGATGGAGCGTATCGCGGATTTTGGCTGTGTGATTTGCGAACGAACGATGCGCGTCCATACGCCAGCGGAGATCCATCATATTGAGGGGAAAACCGCGCCTGGCTCTCATCTACTGACGATTCCACTTTGTTATAACCATCATCGCGGGGGTGCGGATAACGACCTGTATACATCGCGGCACCCTTTTAAAAGGGCGTTTGAAAAGCGTTATGGCTCTGAGTATGAACTTTTAAATTATGTGAGGACGGAACTTGATCAACGGTAGAACAAAGGGCTTGGCGTTTGAGCGCGAGATTATCCGGCTATTAAAAGAGGAGCTGGGTGAAGTCGCCAGTGGTTTAAGCCGTGAACTGGATCAGTACCGCGAGGCGGATTGTGGGGATATTCGCTTTGAACCCTGGATTATTGAGTGTAAACGCTATTCAGGGAAAGGAATGCACGGCTTTCCTGCCCCAGCGTGGTGGAATCAAGCTTGTAGAGCGGCAGGGGAGAATATTCCTGTTTTGATTTTTAAGTTTGATAGGCAACCGATTCGGGTGATGTTGCCGCTTCAAACTGTGATGGATCAGGACGTTAGCAATTTAGATAGTACCGCGATTATTAGTTTTGAAGATTTTGCGATGTTAATTCGGGAGGCGTTATGAATTGTAAAAATTGCGGAGGCGAGGGGTGGATTGACGAAGATGATGAGATTATTGCCTGCCAGGTGTGTAAGGTTTTTTTCTTTGATGAGGATGCGGAAAATTTTGTTAACCGTGCGCGAGGTGTGCAATGTGGATAATCCCCAAAACCTTCCCACTGTACTCAGCTTTTGCTCAGGCTATGGTGGCATCGAAAGAGGACTTGAGCTTGCCGGGTTTAGACATAGAACAATCGCTTAT